GCTCACCGTGCTCGGGGGCTGGATGGAACAGGAACTGGCCGACCTGCTCGTGGACCTGGCCAAGCAGGAGCGCCTGAGCGGCACCGGCTACGACGCCGATGACGTGGAAGCGATGATGCGTCGTGCGGCCTATGCCGGACAGCGTGACACGCAGGCCACGATGGCGTCGATGTCCGCCGACATCCCCACGGGCATGGCTCCTCCGTTGCCGCCCCCGCCGCCGTCGCAGTTGGATCAGGCCGAGGATGTTGCGGCCGGCACCACACGCGGCGGACTGGTCCGTCCGGTCCCTAAGGCGCAGGACGTCATTCAGTCGCTCGACCATGTGTCGAGTGACCTCGGTGGCGTCCTGCAGCTCAAGGAGGACATGGTGTTCCCGTCCACGCTGCCGTGGGGCATCCCGGCCCTGCGCGAGGACATGCTGTGCACGGAGTTGCCGCCCAACCTCGAGACGTGGGCCGGGAACCGCGCCAGCACCGACAGCGGGTCCAACTGGTATCTGTACAACTACGGCGTGTCAGCCACGGGCCTGCCGTTCCCACGCACCATCCTCGGGTTCTACTCCAACGACAGCTACTTCGAGAACTGGTGGAACCTGCCGGGGTTCTACACCGCGAAGATGATCAACGCGGGCATCGCCACGGCCATCGTGCCGGACTTCTCGCTGTGGGTCGATGACCCTCCGGCCCTGCAGTTGTTCAACGTGTATCGGTCGCAGTGGTTGGGGCGCTACTTCCAGGAGGCCGGTCTCAAGGTCATCCCCAACATCACCTGGGCCGACGCTCGCAGCTACGACTATGCGTGGCTCGGCATCCCGGTCGGGGCCCCGCTGGTGTCGCTGTGCCTGCAGACGGTCGATCTCAAGAACACCAACGAAGCCGCCGCCTGCATGGACGGCATCGTGTCGTCGCTCGCGCATCTGCGTCCGGCGCATGTGCTCGTGTATGCCGCGTCTGTCGGCCACGACTTGTTCCGTAAGTGTGCGCCGACGCAACCGGCCACCTTCCTGCTCAATTTCCAGGCCGTGCTGTCGGCCTCAGGGGTGCGGAGTCGCAAACCGAAGGGGCCTGCGGTGCGTCAAGAGCCTTGACGGCGCTGGTGTGCGTCTTGCACACTGTCGCTGGTTGTGTCAATGCGCGAGCGCGGCCGGGAATGTCCCCTGCTGCTCCTACATGGGTGCTCACGACGGGAAGTCGCGCATGGTGTGTGTGTGACACACAGCAGCAGAGGAGACGCAGATGGCGCAGGCACGAGAACTGATGGGCGCGTTGGTCGGATTCGGTGGACGTGGTGGCGCGGGTGGCGGCGGCAAGAAGGCCAAGGCGGCCTCGCGCAAGTCGTCCAAGGCGACGACCACGAAGGGGCGCGGCAAGAAGGCCGTCGCCAAGAAGGCCCCGGCCAAGAAGGCCGCTGCGAAGCGCACGACCCCGGCTGGCAACAAGCGGCGTCCGTCGGCAGGCCGGACCAAGAAGGCCACCAAGCGGTAGGACCCCACGGCCCTCGTTCCTTCTCACGGGAAGGCGCGAGGGCCGTTTCGCTGTTTCAGCCGCGAGCCGCCCAGACGGCAATGTAGTAGAACGGATGCGGGTTCCCCAGCAACGAGGCCGGGGGGCCGGGATGCAACACCTGCTCCTGCTGCGGCGTCACCCAGGTCCGCGCCTTCTCGATCCACCGCATCCCATAGGCCTGCGCATGTGTGTGCGGCAGCGTCAGGTCGGTGTACCGTCGCCAGTGCGCCGTGACCATCGGAGCCTCGGTCGCCCATGGCACGTCGTAGTACAGCCACCCGGTCGGGGCGCAGTGCTCGGCCGCCAAGGCCAGGGCCTGCCGGTCGGCCTCGCGGGACATTGGGTCGCCGTAGTACCCCAGCCCGAAGTGTTCCACCGACGACAACCCCACCACCGCATCGAAGGTGTGTCGGCCGATGCGTTCGGTCGCCTCCTGCCAGGTGCGCCGGGCTGAGGCATCCCCCTTCACGAAGATGCCCGAGAAGGGCGGGCCATCCACACTGCTCGCCCGTGCATCAATCCCAACGACGGTGACATCCGGCCGAGCCTCACGCAGGTGCGCGGCCCACGGCGACTCCAGACACCCGAGTTCCACGACGCACGCCTTATAGGGCAGGTCGATGGCCCAGACCTGGAGGCAGGCCTCCCACAAGATCACCGCAGGGTCATCCCCCCGAGGGGTCCACACATCACGCAAGGCCACGAGTTGCTCCTGTCACGCTGACCACGGCCAACACAGTCGCCTCCTCAAGAGGCCACCGCTCGGTCGAGCCCTGTTCGTCGAGAATCCAGCCCTCAGCATCGACATACACCCAGTGGCGTCGTCGCCGGGGAAAGTGACACAGCACGGCACACCGTGCCGTGGGCCCCACCAAGGTCGCGGCCAACGACCACCACACGGTCGCAGACGGCGGGAGCGCCGGGAACAGGTGGAGCCCAATGCTCCCGGCCTCGGCCAACAGGCACAGGTCGAAGATGGCCTGCGGACGCACGCCCCCATCGGCGCGGACCTTCAACCGAGCTGCTTGCCGCTTCCCGACCAGGCGCTCGGTCACCACCAGCCCACAAGGACGGGCCCTCACGGGCGCACCGTCTTGCGTCGCTGGGGCAACTGCATCGTCTGGAAGGTCGTGGGGTTGTACACCAGCGAGGTACACATGGAGAGGGGGACCACCATGGAGGACACGGGATAGGCGTACGACGGCCGAGCGGCAGGCTCAGGGCGAGGGAATGCGGCTCCACACATCGGGCACTGCAGCGTCAGCATCTGCGACGTGCGGCTCGTCACACCGCAGTAGACACAGCGTTCCTGCTCGAGGTACCGCATGAGGCGGGAGTCTATCATCCATCCCAACGTTATGGTAGGCTTCGCCATGGCCAGCGGACGCCCCACCAAGCTCACGGCCGCCGTGCAGGAGAAGATCTGCACCGCGATCCGCGCCGGGAACTATGCCGTGGTGGCCGCCTGCTATGCCGGCATCAGTGAGCACACGTTCTACGAGTGGATGAAGCGTGGGGCAGCCGGGCGCGGGGCCCTGTACGCGGCATTCCATCAGGCAGTAAAGGATGCCGAGGCTGCGGCAGAAACCTATGCCGTGGCCCAGGTCCGCAACGCGGCGGCGGAGAACTGGACCGCTGCCGCCTGGTATCTGGAGCGCAAGTTCAGCAAGCGGTGGGGACGGCGCGACGTGGTGGAGCACGAAGGGACGGACGACGCGCAGGGCGAGAAGCCGATCCGCATCCTGTTCGGGGGACGCTACCGCGAGGACGGCTCCGTGGTCACCCCACCACCGGGGCATCCGGGGCGGGAGGAGTAGCCCGTTGGGGTATACGTTCATCGGGTCCTCGCCTGAAGCGGCCGAGGCTGAGCATGCCGCGTTCCGGCGTGCGCTCGAGCAGGGAGAGGCCCGTCGTCGCGCAGCACTGGCGCAGTGGTATGCCGAGCACCCCGACATGACGCCGCCACGCGACGACGAGGATGACGAGTGACGCTCCCGGCTGACGTGCGCCGACAGGCCCGTGCGCTGGTCGAGCGACACGAAGGACGTCGGCAGCGGCTCTACCGCTGCACGGCCGGGAAGCTCACCATCGGTGTCGGGTGGAACATCGAGGACCGAGGCCTCCCCAACCACATCATCGACGCGCTGCTGGAGTACACCCTTGACGGCGCAGCCGAGGACCTGGATGTGGTCATCCCGAACTGGCGCACCATGAGCGTGCGCCGACAGGTGGCCCTACTCGACTGGTCGGTGCAGTTGGGGCGCGTCCGCATGACCGGCTTTCGTCGTGCGGTGGTGGCCCTACGCAGTGAGCAGTACAGCACGGCAGCTCGAGAGATGCGCGACTCGACCTGGGCCAGACAGGTGCCCTCACGCGCTGCCACCATCACGCAGGCCATCGAAGAAGGATGACCCGATGCCGCGCCTCCTCGACACACACATCGTGCCCGACCACGACCTGATTGACCACCCGCCCATCCGGCAGTGCCTGTGTCGCCCACAGGTGGTACTGGAGCCCAACGGCACCGTGACTGTGATCCATTTCGCTGCCGATGGACGCAGCGTGTGGGAGGACGGCAGCGGCATCCTCATCGAAGAAGCCCCCGTTGCGTAGCCCGACACCGCTGGTCGCCGGGGAGTGGCCCGGCATCACCCTCATCGTGCATGGACACCCGCAGCCGAAGGGCTCGATGCGCGCCTTCGTCCGTGGGCGACGGCCCATCCTGACCGACAACAATCCGAAGCTGCGCTGGTGGCAGACGCTCATCGAGCAAGAGGTCAACCTGCTGCGTCGCAACAGCGGGGTGCCCATCTACGATGGCCCGGTGTCGGTCGATGTCACGTTCGCGTTGGTGCGCCCGCCCTCGCTGGCCAAGAAGGTCGTGTGGCACACGAAGAAGCCGGACCTCGACAAGTTGCTCCGTGCCGTGTGCGATGCGCTGACCGGCACCTTACTGGTCGATGACAACCAGGTGGTGCGCGTCTCGGCCTTCAAGTGCTATGCCGCGTTGCCGAGTGGCCCAGGGGCGACCATTCGCGTGCTCCCCATGCAGACAGGCCTCAAGCAGACATGAGCATCCCGATTGTCGGCTTCACCGGCACCCGTGAAGGCATCTCCGAACGTCAGCGGTTCCTGCTCCGTGACCTCCTGCAGACGTGGCTGGTGTTCAATGCCGTGCACCACGGCGGCTGCATTGGAGCCGATGCGGCCTTCCATCGCATCGTGCTCGAGGCCGCGCCCTTCGCGCCTCGGCATGTGCATCCCGGCCCCGAGGGCTCACGCTGCCTGATACGGCCCGACGTGGACATGCTCTACGCCAACGCGCCGTACCTGCATCGGAACCGGGACATCGTGGACGCCTGCCACCTCCTGATTGCCTGCCCGAACACCCCCACCGAGAAGCTCCGCTCGGGGACCTGGGCCACCGTGCGCTATGCCCGGAGTCGGCATCGGCCCACGCTCATCCTGTACCCGTAAGGTTTGGGGCTTGCCAAGGTCGTAAGACTTGAGCTAACCTTATGACAGCCATGCCCAATGACGGGCATGTGCGCTCCGTGAAAGGCACTCTGATGGCGAACAGGCATCCCATCCGTGAAGTGACCGACATCACCAAGCTGACGCCGAAGCAACGGTGGACGCTGTGGGCGGTGTCGGGTGGCGGACTCAACCAGAAGGAGGTGCATGACCGCATCCCGACGGCCATGGCCGAACACAAGGCTGACCCCGCATGGTGGGGCTCGCGCAGCAACTACATGACGTTCTGCTCCTTCATCAAGGAGATGGAGCAGCGCGGGCTCGTGGAACGTGAGGCCCATGCTGGGCCCCGTGGGCGACTGATTCGGCCCACGCCCCGTGTGGAGGCCTGGTGGCGCAAGAAGCTCCTGCCGTAGCCCCGCGTCGGCGCAAGAATGCGTCGGCCTACCCGGCAGGGGAGCGTCCCTGCCAGTGGTGCCAGACTGTCCGTCGCATGCGCTCGGGGCAGCGGTTCTGCAACCGCTCCTGTGCCGGGTCATGGACGGTCATGGCCATGGGGGACGACGTGGTACGAGCGCGAGCCACCGTGGCGGGACGGGCCCGTGGGCGGCAGTTGCGCGATCAATTGGCTGAGCGGTTGGCGACGCTGACCACGAAGCAAGCCTATGACTTGGGCCGCCACAATGGGTGGATGGCCTGTGAGACACGAGTCGCGGCGTTACTCCGCGATGGGAGAGTCCTCGATGTCCAACGCTTCCACGATGCCGTCACGGCCTGTGAAATCGACAGCGGGTCGCGCCACCCGCAACACGCCGCCGCCGACGCCCAGCGTCAACGCCGGGGCTTACAGCCAGTACGTCGAGCGGTCGGCTGAGATCGTCCCGTACAACAACGAGGCCGTCTGGGCGCTGTGCTTGGTCGAAGATGCTACCCTCGACCCGGCCGTGCGGGCACAGTCGTTCCGTCGTGAGGCCTACACCGATCCCGCGACCGGCGAGGTGCTGCCGCATGGGGCTCCGTGTGTGGCCACGCAGGGGCGCGGCTTCGACGAGCAGCCGGTCGCCTACGGGGGCAAGCGTGTCGTCCTGGCCCTGCGCTACTGGGGCGACGGGCACCGGGCCCGCGCCCAGCGCACCTGCACGCAGTGGTTGCTGCGTGCCGAGTGGGCACGATGAGCGCAGAGGAGCCCCTCGTCCGGCTGACGCAGCCTATTGCCGCGACCAGCCTGCTCGAGGCCACCACGCGCATGGCTGACAAGCTGGACCATGCTGTCGAGCACGGGGGGGAGGTCGAGTTGGTCGGCCTCTACCAACGCGGCAACCCACAGGCCTCCGGGGTCGAAGTCATGGCCGTGTACCGCCGTGAGGACTTCAACATGGGCGGTTACGTCGTGGCCACCGTGTCTGGCGATCTGGTCGTCGGGGGTCGGGTGTCATGGCGCTTCGGACAGTAGGGTCACTGTTCTCCGGCATCGGGGGCTTCGACCTGGGCTTCCAGCGGGCCGGGTACGAGATTCGCTGGCAGGTGGAGCGCGACCCGTGGGCACGGCAGGTGCTGGCGAAGCACTGGCCCACGGTGACGCGCTACGACGATGTACGCACGGTCACGGCTGCCGATCTCGAGCCGGTCGATGTGCTGTGTGGAGGGTTCCCGTGTCAGGACATCAGCCTGCTCGGGGACGGGGCTGGAGTCGAGGACGGACTCCGCTCAGGCCTGTGGAGAGACTATGCCCGACTCGTTCGCGACCTACGACCCCGCTACGTCGTTGTGGAGAACGTCGCAGCGCTCCTTGGACGGGGATTTGGCCGTGTGGTCGGAGACCTGGCCGCGTGCGGGTATGACGCGGAGTGGCAGTGCATCCCTGCTGCCGCTGTTGGTGCCCCCCACCTTCGGGATCGGGTGTGGGTTGTTGCCTACCCCCGGCGCACACGACCACAAGGGGAGTGCGATTCTGGGGCAGCGCGAGGGGCAGTTGGACGAGTTCGCGGAGAACCTGCCGGACTGGATTCGGTGCCCGTGCTGCGAGGACTTCCTCTGTGCGACCCACTGGCCTTCCCACGCGCACGAGTGCGACTGCCCTGCACTCGGCGAGGGCGAGAGCGGGACCTCTCCTACGGACCCCTATTCGGAAGCGACGTATGGCCGCCTTTCCCCGGCCCTCTCCGAGTGGCTGATGGGATACCCGGACGGGTGGACCGCCTTAGAGGACTCGGCAATGCCATCGTCCCGCAGATCGCGGAGTGGATCGCAACGTGTCTTGCCGAGCATGACGCATCTACGGGGGCTGCCCTTCCATGACGACGACGCAGACGTGTGACACCTGTCACCGGCTTTGGTCTGCCCCGCTGCTGTACCGGGTCGAGGCCTACCATGTGCACGGCGAATGCCCGTGGTGTGCCTACGGCCTGGATCGCGCCCTTCGGCATCGGGAGTCCCTGCATGCCGCGCTGTCGGCCACGCAGCGACAGCGGGCCTTGCCGTTCCACGACGAGGACCAGGAGAGGACCACATGAAGCGCATGGCGGGGTGGGTGTTGGTGGTAGGGGTCGGGTCCATTGCCACGGCCGCGAGTGCTGTGTGGGTGTTCGTCGCAGGCCTGCTCATCGTCGTGCCCGTGGCCTTGTGGGCCCTCGTGGCGCTCGGGGTGAGCATGATCGAAGCGACCACGGATGGCCCGGCCGAGGAACGCCCGACACTTCGTGTGGTGAAGTGAGCCGTGTACACTCTCAGCACGCGCCCGCGATGTCCGGGCCTGTGGGTGGGGTTCGGGGGTTCCTTACTCATGGGAAAGGTCGCCGTGGGCGCGGTCTTGTCTGTCTCACGGCCCGCCCTGTGGTCAGCGTGAGTGAGGGGAGTCCCCCTGCCTCTGAGGGGCCGCGTGGGTGCGCTGGGTGCCGTGTGGCCCCGAGCGGTGTGAGGAATCGGGGCACCTACCGTCATGCCGCTGCGGAACACGCCGGACGCACTCGAGATTGATATCCGCTGGGCCCCCATTGCCGGTACTGCACAGGAAGGGTTCTTCGAGGACGACACGCCCGAGGCCAAGCTGCTGTTCACAGGCGGGTACGGGTCAGGCAAGACGACGACGCTGATGGCCAAGTGCCTCAAGCTGTCGGCCGTCAACGCGCCCCTCGGGGGCATCGTCACCGTGCCCGACTTCGGCCACGTCGAGGACACACTGCTCCCGGCCCTCGAGGAACTCGACCCCGCGACCAGTGAGCCCTGGTTCCTCACCAAGTCCGACTACCACTACAACCACCGCACGCATGTCATGGAGTGGGCCGGAGGCCCGTGGCACTTCCAGTCGGCCAAGTATGCCGCCTCCATCAAAGGCCCACAGCGGGCCTGGGGTGCGATGGACGAGCCCGGCATCATCGGGTACGAGGCCTACCGCGCCACCATCGGCCGCATCCGACACCCCATGGCCCGCCTCCGGCAGTTCGTCGCCTCCGGCACGCCGGAAGGGTTGAACTGGCTAGTGGACGTGTTCACCACCGAGCGCGACGACACCTCGTATTACCGGGTGTACCGCATGACGACGTGGCAGAACACCGAACTCCTGAAGTGGCAGCCCAACTACGTCAAGCAGGTACTGGAGAACGCGACAGAGGCCGAGGCGCGGTCCTATCTGGGCGGCGAGATGGTCAACCTGACAGGAGCCACGGCCTACGGCTCCACGTTCAGCCGCGACCTGCACTGGCGCATGGACGTGCCCATCTACCCGAACCTGCCGCTGCGGTTCACGTTCGACTTCAACGTCGATCCCATGTCCTGCGTGGTCTGCCAGATCGTGCCCGGCCCCGAGGGCAAGGTGGTGCACGTCATCGACGCGATGATCATGTCCTCCTCCTGGACCAAGCAGGTGTGCGACGAGATCATCGTGCGGTACGGCATCCGTGCGCTCGCTGCCGAACATGGACGCTTGGGGTGGCCGGGTGGGGCTGTCATCTACGGGGACAGCACAGGCGGCAATCGCAGCACCAACAGCGACCGCACCAACTACGACATCATCAAGCAGATGCTGGGCCCCGAGTTCCCTCGCGG